CCAGTGGTATAGTGGAGGTAGAAAGGGTAAATCAAAATAAAATATTTTACTTGAACAATTCACCTTTAACAGCTCCTTCAGTAGGATATCCAGCGTATGTTTTAGGCGGCGCTACAACAAAAATAACAGGAGATGCTAGCAGTGGACAGTTAGGTAATACTATAACAGTATATCCAACTACTATTATTCAAAACGGTTCTGTAAGTGCGGAGTATGTAAGATATCCATCGCCACCAAAATGGACATATTTGAATGTAGGCGGCACCACAGGTAGCCCTGAATTTGACAGTAGTCAAGCAGACTACCAAGATTTTGAACTACCATTATCTGATGAACCAGGTATAGTAGCAAAAATATGCCAGTACATTGGTATAGAAATTAGAGAAGCAGATGTTTATCAATTTGGTAAACAAGAAGAACTTTTAGATAATCAAACACAAGGATAAAACATGACGTATATAAATGATTTTGCATATTATAATAATTCAGGAGGTGTCCCTGTCGATAAAAACTGGGGCTCTTATCAATTTGTATCATTAGATGAAATTGTAAATAATTTTATGTTAATGTATCAAGGCAATAATTCTCTTGTAAATAATATAGAAAGGTATCAGATATTGTTTCATGCAAAACGTGGTATTCAAGAATTGAATTACGACGCAATGAAAGAAATAAAGATATTACAATTAGATTTAAATGAAGATTTAAGATTTGTGTTACCACATGATTATGTTAATTGGGTTAGAATATCTTATTATAAAGACGGTCAGCTTTTACCTCTTACTGAAAACATACAGGCAGGATGGGCTACAGCTTATTTACAAGATAATGACTCTAATATACTTTTTGACCAAGATGGTAATGTACTAAAACCACAAGATTCTGAATTAGATATATCGTTTCATACAGGAGCAAAATCCATATACTTAAACCAAAATAGTCCGTTCCATGGATGTGAAGGTGTATGTGTAGATGGATGCTGGTATTTTGACAGAGCAGTAGGATCACGTTTTGGATTGAATACAGAAACAGCTAACATGAATCCAACTTTTTCTATTGACAAACAAAGAGGTGTAATTAACTTTAGTTCCATAGCTAATAACGCATCTATAGTTTTAGAGTACGTATCTGACGGTATGGAAAACGGAACAGATGCAAACATAAGTATTAATAAACTATTTGAAGAATACATTTATGCGTATATTAAGTATGCTATTTTGAATGGTAGATTAGGGGTACAAGAGTATATAGTTAATAGAGCAAGAAAGGATAAATCATCTTTACTACGTAATGCGAAAATTAGATTAAGTAATATACACCCTGGTCGACTCTTAATGAATTTAAGAGGCCAGGCTAAATGGATAAAGTAATATGCCTATAAGAACAACAAACTTTGTAGCGGGTCGAATGAACAAAAGTGTGGACGAACGTATTCTTCCAGCAGGTGAGTATGTGGATGCAATCAATGTGAGATTAGGGTCTACAGAAACTACAGAAATAGGTGCAGTAGAAAATTCTAAAGGTAACACACAGCTAACTATTTTGAAGCACAATAATGTACCATTAACTGATGGAGTGTGTATAGGTGCATTTGAAGACGGAGAAAAAGAAACTATATATTGGTTTATAGCTTCTCCCACAGCTGACATGATTGTGTCTTTTAACACAAACTCAGAATTACTTAGATACCATGTTGTTTCAAATAGTGTTCTTAATTTTGATTCTAAACACCATATAACAGGTATAAATAAAATAGGTGACTTACTTTTTTTTACTGACGATTTAAATCCTCCTAGAAAAATAAATGTTACAAAAAATTACACTAACGTAACTGCTGATGAAATTAAAGTTATAGTAAAACCACCGGCAGAAGCACCTTCTATTACCATGTTAAGCCAAGCAACAGAGGCAAACTTTTTGGAATCAAGGATGGTAACATTTGCGTATAGATATAAATACGAGGATGATGAATATAGCGCTTTATCACAATTTACCGACATTGCATTTGTACCTGGAGTATTTTCTTTAGATGCTTCGACTAACCTTAATGCTGGTATGAAAAATATATTTAATGCAGTAGAGGTTAGTTTTAACACAGGATCAAATTTAGTAAAGGGTCTGGATTTATGTTTTAAGTTTGCCGATTCAAACCTTATTAATGTAATTGAAAAGTTTGACAAAGATGATTTTGGTTGGCCTGATAATTCTATACAAACTCAAACATTTACTAATAGCAAAGTATATACTACGCTGCCCGACTCGGAGTTGTTAAGATTATATGACAATGTACCTTTAGTTGCCAAAGGGCAAACTATAATTGGCAACAGGTTGATATACGGAAATTACGAAGATGGTAATGATTTAATAGATTCTAATGATGCTACTTGTCAAATAAATTTTGAAAGTGAAATAACCACGCAAAACATAGATTTAACTGAAATATCTACAAGTTTTGCAAATGGTGTAAACTATACCATTGACACTTCTGAAACCATAGCTCAATCAGCAATAGTTATGGATTTGTCAACAGTAAAAACAAAATTAAAAGCTGGGTCTTTTTTATCATTAGATTTACAATTTAGTCACAATAAGTACACAGGAAACAATGGCACTGTTACAGGGCAACAAGGTTCTACAGAAATAACAAACGTCTTTACATTACCACAGGATTTTAACACTGTTTTTGAAATGGCATCAAGTGATGCTTTTCAAGCAGCAATAGGAACTCAAATACAACATTTTCAAACTGTAGCAAATTGTGCAAGCGGCACATCCTACACAGACACATTTAATTGTAGTATAACTAATCCTGCTGATTCTGACAATAATGTAACATGGCAAAAAAACGCAAGCGGTATTACAGGATTGGATCAAGGTTTTTTAATAACCACTAGTCCAGGTAGTGATAATATTACCATACAAATACCTGCAATGAAGTTTGTAGATACAGAGGCTGGGGGTGGAACAGCTGCAGCTTTATTTGAGTATTTCAATTTTACAAGAGCAGATGTACAATTTTTAAGAAACAACAGTATAAAAAGTTTACATAGTAATAGAAATTATGAGGTGGGTATAGTGTATATGGACGAATATGCAAGAAGCACCACAGCGTTGGTATCCCCAGATAATACTGTGTTTGTTCCAGCTAGTAATTCTATTATACAAAATAAAATAAAAGTAACTATACCTACAACACAAAAACCCCCTAGCTGGGCTACTAAATATAAGTTTGTAGTTAAGCGTGCGGAAGGCCCATATGATACTATATATAGTAACTTTTACTATTCAAACACAACAGACAATTCTGTATTCTTTAAGCTGGAAGGCCAAAATCAAACAAAAGTAAAAGTCGGAGATATACTTCGAGTGAAAGCTGATAGTCAAGGTGCAAGATCGGTATTAGCTGAATGTGAAGTGTTAGAAGTAGAAGCAAAGCCGCAAAACTTTTTAACACCATCTGCAAGTATAGAGACTGGTGGACAACCTCCATTTATTTCAGAACTAGCTGGTTTATATATGCAGATAAAACCTACAAGCTTTACTGTTGACACTTCTGATAGTAGTTCATTTTTTGACTCACAAACACAGATAGCTAGAACAGTAAAAAGAAACAATCAACCAGCTATACTTATACCTTGTTTTGAGACTTCACCAACAGGCGTAAAAACAAATTTAGAAATACCTGCTTCTAGTTTAGTAACATTTGATTTACGATTTACTAGAGTGGGTACTGGTTCAGGTGGATGTGGTTCTAAAATATATGATTATAATAGAACGTTTCAAGCAAGCACAGATTATAGCAATCTGTTTGATTTTGTTAATGGAGAAAATATAGATTTTAAAGGAGGTGTAGATACTAGCCAGGATGATTCAGGAGCAAACACAAATGTTTATATAAATACGTTGAACCCGTCAAATAGCACTGTACCGACAAAAGTCATTAACGAAAATAGATATCAATTTACCACAAGTGACTCCGCAGCGCCATCCAATAGTAATCAATTATTTCTTGGCATAAGCTCTGGTACACCGGGTTGTGGTAGTCTAAGGGGAAAATATTCTGTTGTAGAAGGAAGAATTATTGTACAAATAGCTGATTCTTTAATGGTATTTGAAACCACACCTATTGATGTCGATAATGATATATACTATGAGGATGATACAAATTATAATATTACAAATAATTTTCACATGTCCGGAACAGAAACAGGAGACCAAAACCAAACAGCTTCAGTACCAGCTTTAGTTAACCTAGGGTTTTTTGATTGTTTCGCTTTTGGGAATGGGGTAGAAAGTTTCAAAGTTGAAGATTCATTAGTAGGTCAATCATTCAATCTAGGTCAGCGTGTAACTTCAGTATCGCAACAAGATTACAAAAAAGCAGACCGATTTGCTAGTTTAACATACAGTGGTATATATGTAGAAGAAACTAATATAAATAGATTAAATGAATTTAATTTAGGTTTAGCAAATTTTAAAGATTTAGAAGTTTCATATGGGCCTATACAAGTATTACACCCAAGAGAAACGGA